TTTTGTTGAATAAGCGTAACATTGGAACCGGACAAATAAACGGTAGTTCAAGATCCAACGGTTCATTCTCGTTGACATTGATAGTAGTCGACCCAGGCATTTGGGATAAATACTGTAATTCCTGAAAGCGATAAGCAGGCAACAGTGTCTCATACGCATCGACAATGGGTGTTGCATGTGTTAACGGTACATAAGCCACTTGCAATCGACCATAGTCGAAAGGAGAGCCTGATACGGCAATTCGTACATTAAGCTTTCCACGTAAATAGGCATAGTTGCGAAACTTAGCACGAATGCTAGGAATACTCAGAAATGCATCCCAAGGGTTGACTTCATAATCAAGATCAGTATCATACTTAATCTCAAAATTTGTCAACGGAACAGGACGGGACAAGAAGTCAGAAATCTCCAACGCAGTGCCGATAGATGTCTGATCTGAGTCCACCTGACCCATGCTCGTAGGAGCAGCAGGGGCACCCATTACATCCACAACATTTTGATGCGTAGAGACAACGTCCGTAGAGATAGCTCCATCAGAAACGGCACCAGTGGCCACATCTGCAGACTCAACATGCGCCTCAAGTAGTGTTCGCCTTGAGATCGCGCGATCCAATACTCGCAATGTAGCAAGTAGGGAATCGCGGTGACCCCGATATGCGAGATGGTGTTCGACAGCTCGTCGAAACTCCCTACTCGTGGCGTAAATTGCAGTCCGGCGCAGATCATGCGCTGACATATCATCATACGGAAACTTGTAGTCATCAACAAGAGAATCCAACTCCTTTTGAGTCTCCATCCTCATCTTCATGAGCTTTGGTAAGGAAACAGCAGTCGAATAATTTTCGACGTGGTGAATACGACTATACGACCACGCTTAGGACCCTTGCTTTAGTATAAATACACGGGGCAACCCTATAAAAGGGGAAACCCTTAGAGTTTTAGGTGTGAAGGCACGTTGTCCAAAAGTGCCAACTCCTCTTCAGTTGCGACTTCCATGTGGCGCATATATAATGCCCACCAAGTCGGCAAATCTAAGCCAGATACTCCGTATTCAAACTCCAAAACACGGAGGAAAAATTCGCGCATCTGAATATACTGGCTTTGAGTGCTGTGGAACCACAACTCCATCAGCGCCGACACAATAGTTTGAAAAATCTGTTGTGGTACAGGTATAGCGCCCGACGGTAACATCCAGACCAACGACTTGTAAATAGAATCCATCTCTAATGGACACACAAAACGAGAAGTCTCAGGATGACGTCGCAACGAGCGCTTCAAAAAGGAAAATTCGTCCAATGAACATAAGGCTTGCATTTCACCAGACTTTGAAGGTGGGGTAACCACCATCCCAAACGTTCCTTGACAGTACGCTGCATAGGATAATCCATTGAATCGTATCATCACAGATTCCTTGACTCCGACGAAAAAGTCATCACCGTACAAAAACGGCAAGACATTCTCGTAAAAGTCAAGACCAGGACACAAGTCGTGGAAAGCATATACAAGCATACATAAACCACGCAATGTATTATCAATAGCAGTGTCATACTTGCCAGACGGTTGAAATCCAGGAACAGTGAATAAATCACCGTTCATCATCAAAGTAACAAATGTTTGATCAGTCAAAATGCCACGAACAGCAGCTAGAGCATTTGAATTATAGCCATAACTGTCACAAATGTTATTGATAATGGATTGAACCATCCAAGCAACGTCAGAAGACATACGTTTATCATATCCCTCATAGTCACCATGGAAATAATGTTCAGAAAACTCTGACAATTTCTTATGGATCGTAGGACCAGCGCGGTGCATGTCAATACCAACAGCAAGACCT